TCTACCTAAAATCGAACGTTTGAAAATCCGTTTTCCTTCTTGATTTCGATGATAGAGTCCATAATGTCTCGAAGGGCATCAATATGGGAAATGGTTAGGAGGAAGTCAAATTGGGTCTTCATATAATCGAAGAACATATGAAGTGAGTTTAGATTTTCTGAATCCAATACACCAAATCCTTCGTCGATTGCCATGAAGTTTGGACGTGGTAGAGATGATACGTTTACAAGAGCAGTACGAATTGCAAGTGATGAGATGAACTTTTCCATACCCGATGTCATTTCAAGAGGCCAGAAGTTTTCATCATCATATACGATGTATGTATTGATTGACTTACCATCCGTTTCAAAGAGTATTTCAAAGTCAACAATCTGTGAAAGGATAGAGTTTACTTCAGCTTGAACCTTTGGCATTGCATCTGAAATCAATTGATATGGGACTCCGTTACGATTTACAGCCTTTAGATAGAAGTCATACGCCTTGAATTGTTTTTCCAATTCTTGAAGTTTCTTGATTGATTCTGCACAATCTTGAATTGTTTTTTCATAGACCTTTATCTCACCAGCAAGTGTAATATACTTTGTTTCAAGACGTTTTAGTTCTGATGTAAAGTCATTACGTTCCCTCTCCGCAACAGAAATCTTTGTTTGAATTTGTTGGTTTTCCTTGATGATACCTTCGTTCTGAACATACGATATAATAAGGTCTTCAATCTTTTCCGTCTTTGAAGTTAGGTCATCACAGGTGATTCCATTCTGTGAGATCTTCTTTTCAATCTCGTGAATTTGTTTTTGCTTACCGAGGACTTTTCGTTCAAGGTCTTGATAATTCTTTTTCTGTTCTTCAACGTAATTCAATTTATGACCTATAACTTCTAATTCAGCCAATTCAAATTCAAGAATACCACGTTCTTTATTGAGGTCAACGAGGATTTCCTCTGCTGATTTTGCATCCTGAACGAACACATTGTTAGTACAGAACTTACAATCGGGGTCATACTCGTGTGTAGACAACTTATCAATCTTGGATTGATTGTGACTAATTTGAAGTCGGATGTTTTCTAACTTGTGTTTTGTTTTTGAAATTGATTGAGTTGTTTCTTGTAGAACTTCCCAATCTTGTTGTAATTTATCCGAGTCAATTGAATCAAATTGAGTTTGAAGTTCCGATAGAATTTTGTTTTCATCACCGAGTTCAATTTCAAGTCTTGATGTTTCTTCTCTACAAGATGCAACCTTACGAACAAACTCATCTTTCTTTTGAGTTAGTTCTTCCAAGTTATGACCCATCAGTCGGTCGTCAATTGGTTTGAGTGCCTTGGTAAGTTCCATAATAACTTCGTTCTTGGAATCCAAACGAGAACGATATAAATCACGTTCTTCATTGATTTCATCTAAATCTAATTGTGAACGTTTGAGATTATCGTTTGCAGTTGCAATCTTCGTAGAGTAATCCTGACGTGAGTATTCTCTGATGAGAGTTTGAACTGACTTGATTTCATCGGAAGCAATCGTACTCAACTCTTCAAACAGATTGAGATCAAGGAATTGTGCCAGAAGGTCTTTACGTTCTCTCTGTGCCTTATCAATAAAGTTCGTGTTGTTTCCTTGTAGGGAAAATGCAGTAATGATAAAGTCATCATATGTACCGAGATAGTTTCGGATTGCAAAGTTTGTTCCATCTCTATCATCACCATTGAGAGAAATCTTTTCACCACTTTCTTCGTGCCAGAAATCAACATTAACCTTTACGTGCCCTCTCTTATCTTTTGTGGCGATACGTTCAATCCAGTAATCTTTTCCATTGATTTGGAATTGGAACTTACAACGGAATGTATCTTTCTTATTATTGAGAACTTGTGATGCCTTGAACGTTCTAGAACACTTATCAAAGATACAGAACATAAGGGCATCCAATACAGATGACTTACCACTTGCATTTGCAGCAAAAATACCATACGTTCCATTCATTTGACTGAAATCAATCTTATTTCCTTCTCCATATGAGAACATATTGTCAAATTCAAACTTGATTGGATTCCAAATTACATTACGAAGAACAACTGATTTATTGAGATTTGTATTGATTGTTCTGTTTATCTTTCTGACTTCATCTATTACTTCTTCTTCTACCGCAAACTCTTTTTCAAGATAATCACCGATGAGTTTGTTTTGGTATTCAACATCACGAACATCACCGATAGAAATCGTTGATTGTGTTTGTCCGTTGGTTGGTTTTGTTGAGAACTTCTGAATACGAATATCGTCAACCTTCACGATTGATTTTAGTTTGGCTACCGCCTTCATAAGTTCGGAGTTTGGAGTATTGTAAGAACGAACACGAATTCGGTTATGAATCGAAAATTCAGTTGGTAGATTTACAAACTTACCTTCGTCAATATCAATAGTGTAGTGAGACCAATCGTTTGGAATCTGAACAAATGTTGATTTACCTTCGCGAAGATTCCAATGAATAATTCCGTGAACCAATCCTTCACCGAAGTTTTGTTGGATAAGAGAACCTGCATAGGCAAACTTGTTGTTTGGATGTAGATACTGAAACGAGTGAATATCACCAAACATACCAAAGTCAAAATCCTTGAACATATCCATATTGATTCTGTTGTTCTTGATTGTTTGACCAAATCCAATATCTGCTCTGTCAATAGCTCCGTGATAAAATACTACCTTTATTCCGTCCCCTACAACGTCCTCTGCCTTGATAAAATTGTCAGGGTCTTCGTGTACAGCATTCAGAATAAAATTGACACCACCGAGGTTGTAGACCCCTGTATCCTTCAGATAAAAGAAGTCAGGTGTATCTATTGAGTCCACGATTGGTGAAAGGGCATCCAAACGATTGCGGTTATTCAGATTCATATCGTGATTACCAGCGATAAGAAGAACAGGTGCAATATCAGAAAGGTTCACGAGGAAGTTTCTCGTCATTACAATAAGTTCAGGAGACATATCTGTTTTTGCATGAACAATATCTCCTGCAAGATAAATGATTGTGTTCTTATCTTGTTGGACTTGTTCTTTACAATAATCATATACGCGATTGAATACCGACTCGTATTCATCGTGTCTCTTGAAATTACGAATATGAACGTCAGCAATATGAATGACGTTATCTACTTTGTTTACTCTTTTTGAAATGAGTGTTTGTTGTATCACACTAATATCCTTTCTTTCATCAAATCAAACCCATCTACCGATGGTAATGTTTCAATATACTCTGAAAATCTTTGAAATCCAAATTCATTGATGTCTTTATCTGGAAGTTTTACCATACTTGTTTTGATTCCGTTTGAAATCAACCACTCACAAATCTTTATGGAGTCCTTCATCGCATCATTATCAAGGGCAACAATAACCTTTGGTGGTTTACGAATGAGTATCTTTTCTTTTAGAAGAGGTTGGACAATTTTACCGAATAGTGGTATGGCATTGAAACGGGCAGAAATGGCATCAAATACACCTTCAACAAGTGTGATCGGTTCTTTCCAATTTATGAGGGATTCAAATCCAACAACGTCTTTACTTACAGGTGGGTTTTTATACTTTGCGTTTACATCTTCAAAGATAGTTCGGGAAACAAAGAAGTTTAGGTTTAGATTATCGTCATATGATGGGACAATAATTCTACCACCATAGATACCATTTGGACAATAACCGATGTTGTACCTGAAAATATCTGTTGGGAGAATACCACGAGATTTTAGGTAAGATACCGCTTGTTTTATTTGCATTGCAATTGTGATGTCTCGTATAGAACCAAAGTCCGTAAGACGGATAAACTCTGGTGGTAATCTCAACTCCTCGTCTTTATCGTCGGTATTGACGAATGTGTGAAGTGCCTTTGTTTTGAGGATTCTGTTGAGGGACTCGTAGTGTTGACGGTCTACTCGTAGACGTTTGAACAGGGATTGTATTGTTCTACCCTTTTCGTTGGAAATCCAACAATGCCAGAAGTTTTGGTTTTTAGAGTTAGATGAAACATCTATCTCCAACTTTGGTTTGTAGTGGGAAACGAATGGGGAAAAGAAAGAATAGTTGTTGCCGGAGGTCTTCTTTCCTTTACCTAAAACTTGTTCTAACAGATGTAATAAGTCGTGGTTTATCATAGTAAAACCAATATACGACTATTTGAGGAGATTTACAAACAATCATCCAACCATTCTTGTGGAATTTCTTTCTTTGACCACAACCAACCACGTTTTTCACAGAATTGGGCATACGTTGTTTTACTTCCCTTGTAGAGTTTTGCGTTTGGATTCTGAAAGACAAACCTAATGTCTATGTTTGGATATTGGTTGAATATCAGTTCCATCTTTTCTCTATCAGCTTTTACCCAACGTCCCTTTGTTTCCAAGTACATTGTTCCACCCTTTTTCTTTTGTAGAACAAAGTCGGGTGTGTATGTGTGGTTTGTGGCTGGTTTGATATAGGAGAGTTTCTCGGTTTCGTAACTGTACTTTTTCTTTGAGGATTTTAGATTTTCATTGATTGTATCTTCAAGACCAGAACGAAACCCGTGTTTTATCGCAACTGCATTTCTTTTCATTATACGTCGAACCTTATAATTACGTTCATATCTACATCGTCTCTTTTTTCAAGTGGGGATGAGAGTTTACCTATTGCAACAAGATCATGTTTTTCGTTATACAAACCTATTGTTGTAATATATGGATTGAAATACGAACTAGTTGCATAATCATCTACAAATTGAGATGAGTTATTTCTATCTTGACGAACAGTCCAATTCTGTGTAAAATTAAATTCACTTTTTCTTATTTTACAAATAATTTCATGTTCATAAAATGTTGTGGTACTACGGAAAGAACCTGTAAATCCATATTCAGTTCCACCAAAATCAAAACTTCCAGTTCTTCCCAAGAAAACATTTGCATACTTTGGTCTAGGGTCAGATATAATAATCATTCCATGTTTGTAAAAAACATTTCCTATACGAGAAGTTTGATAAGCGTATCCTGTCTCAAAACTATTATTTCCCAAATAACTTATTTGTTCTGATGTTAGTCCAGATTTGTATACTCTAACTTCATCGAGATAACCCGAAAATGTTCCGTTTGACGTACCGTTACTTCCTATAAAAAATCTGTTTGTATTCGTTGTGTTTGTTGTTACAGAACCAGTTGTTTGTCCTTTCAAAACTCCATTTACCCAAACTTGATAGTAACTTGAACTCTTTTGACAAACTATATGATTCCATACAGAGTGAGAAACGGCACTGGATGTTACAGAAAACAATGTTTCTCCAGACTTTTGGGAAAATTCTATTTTATGTTCATCTGTTAAACCTGCGGTTCTATTATAGATTTTTATATCAAACGGATAGTTTGAAGACTCACCTTGTATAGTTGGGTGGTCATTACTATCAACAACAGATACAACTTTTGTTATTCTATCTTTTACAATCAGATCTTTTGTTGTTCTTTTATCAAACAAATGATTATGTGTAAATTGTAAGTTTGATTGTGTTGGTGGTATGTTTATCCAAAAACTAAATGCAAAACTATTTCTAGCGCTAAAATTGAAATTATCAGACGTTTTTACTTCATAATAGCCACCATCAAGATACGCGGAAACACCAGTGGATTGTGTTGTATTTGTTACTGGTATTCCTGGTAAATAACTTATCTGTTTATTCCTAATAGACTCGACTTCGTTTACAAGAGGTGAATTATCTAAAACATAATCAATTGGCTTGTTGCGAAGATTGTACTCTCTATACTTCTCATTGAAGCCAAGATACAGATGAAGATTATCAGTTCCTACCATCTTTGTTTCATCAAAAGCCAAATCTTTCAAATTACCTTTACCGTCATCCATCATAGTAACTTGATAAGAAGATGTAGGATGAACACTAGTAAATTTTACAGAATTTCTGCGGATTCCTTCACCAAAAACACCTTGTGGTAAAACCATCATAGAACTAGATTCTGCTAAGTATGTTATTCTATCATAATCAGTTATAACATTTGGAATTTTTTCTTTTGAGTATTCTGTGTAGAAATTATGGTCTAGATAATACCATAAAAGTTTAGGGTCAAGACTTTGAGTTGTAAATACTCGTTCGTATAAAGAAGATGAAAGATTTGCAACACCACCATAATACTTGTAATTTTCTGGGTAAAGTGCTCTATAAATCATTATGTCAAATAAACCATAATAATTCTTCGGTTCTGCGGAATCAGAAGATATTTCCCATAATTTATAAACCTCAAATGGTCTGACTGTATAATCACCCTTTTTGAGTTTTTTCCAAATAAGACTTAAGGTATTTCCACTTTGAAATGACATATTAATTCAATCTCACTACTACTTCAAATATACGAGAATTTCCTTCATTTTTCAATATAGGATTTCTAAGTTTGCCTATGGCGAGAAGTTCTTTGTTTCTGTTGTACAAACCAATTGTTGTTATGTAAGAATGAGGTCTTTTTTTGAAATAATCATATTTCAAAAACCCGTCACTTCCACTTACATATGTATAATTAGTAGAATGATTGAATTCATTGAAATCTGCACGGCAAAAATAAGTTTCCGTCAAAAACGTTTCAAACGATCTAGCAAAAAAAGAACTACTTGGTCTATACGATGTTGGTACTGCGGCACCACTAATTGATAAAAATAATCTATTTGAGTTTTGTCCATCTACTGAACCAGTTATTGTGTTGAATGAACAAGATTGATCCATAACAACACCGTCTAACACAATCAGTCCCATTTTAGGAAATACAATACCCCACGCATCATCAGTTGACTCATTATAGACACCATCACGAAGTGAGCCTGATGTCACATAGTAGTATTCTTGAATACCCTCATTGGTTACTATTTCTTGTTTTGTGTCTCTACTTTCATCAATAAGAGTAAAAAATCTAGTTGATGTTGGATGCGATTGTGTTCCACTTGATGATAATTCACAAAGAGATAATTCAAAGTTTC